TCTACCAGCGTTGAATCTTCAGTCAGATCGGTAAGCAGCCAGATTTCTGGTGCGGTTAATAAATGAGGCTGAGCTGGGTTCAGCTTGTTCCGCAGAATCTGTACATTCATGCCTGCACGTTCTGCCAGTTGCACCAGGTTGTGACGCAGTGCAAAAGCCCTACAGGCTTCATCGAAATGCGGATGTTTGGAAATCTTGTAATCAAACATGGTGCCCCCTTAGAAAGTTCCCATAATTGAACTTACTTACCAACAATGACGCGGAAGTTGGAATGACCGAGGGATTCACGGACCTGATCAGTTTTGTACATCAGATAACGAAGGTTTACGCGGCCTTTATTTTTTTCTTTCTTGACCATGTATTTAGCAAGCTGACCATGGTGAATTTTTTGATACACGGAGCCGCGGGAGATACCTTCCCATTCCGCGAACTCTGCAGGCGTAGCCATCTCTTTTGGTACACGAATTGAAATATCAGTGCTCATAGTGCAGTATCTCCCGATTAAGGTTTGGTTTACGTCGTTTTATCTCGTTTTAATTGATTCAATATTTGATACATCGAGATACTACGATCCAATATTTGATACGTCAACAGGATTAAAAAATGATACAGGTAAAGGCTGGAGAGAATACAGGGGGAAGAGAAGCTATCCATAGACTAATGGCAGCCTATGATTTCAAGTCCAGACAGCAACTTTGCGATCACTTAGGCGCATCAAAAAGCACCATGGCAAACAGATACTTAAGAGATAGTTTTCCTGCAGAGTGGGTGATTCAGTGCGCCTTGGAAACAGGAGTTTCTTTACTGTGGCTAACCACCGGACAGGGGGAGCCAGGTCCAAACATTGAACCTAAAAAAAATATCAATTCCGTGAACTCCAGCAAGGTTGTACCTCTTTCTGAACTAGTATCTCCTGAAATTGACAAGGCGACTCTCAACGGTGGTTTATTGGTCGATGCTGGAAAAGCAATCATTGATAGCAGCATACTCCCCTCAGACTCAAGCAACCTACTGCTGGTGACTACTTCTGGTGATTCTTATTTAATAGATCGCAACCAAACACCACCAGTGAATGGTATGTGGTTAGTCGATATCGACGGGATAAAAAGCATTGTTAAATTGACTCGACTCCCGGGAAACAGATTAGTAGTGCATCAGGATGATTCATCGTTTGAGTGTGGCCTGGATGACATTGAGGTAGTAGGCCGTGCACTGAAAATCATTAAGAGCCTTTGATATGACCATCAGAAAACAGCCGAACGGAAAATGGTTGTGTGAGTGCTATCCCAATGGACGCAATGGCAAGCGCGTGCGTAAGCAATTTGCCACGAAAGGCGAAGCCATAGCATTCGAAAACTTCACCATGAACGAAGTAAACAAAAAGCCATGGCTTGGTGAGAAGGAAGATCGGCGGCGATTATCAGAAGTGATTGAGCAGTGGTATTCCCTATATGGTCAAACACTCGCAGACCCCAAACGCCTGATGGCGAAACTTAGAATTATCTGTAATGGTCTAGGCGATCCCATCGCCTCTGAGCTGACAGCAGGTGATTTCACAAAATATCGGGAAGCCAGATTAAAGGGGGAGGTCCAAAATGAAGACGGCTCGTTCATGTCACCCGTTAAGCCCCGCACGGTAAACCTTGAACAGCGCAACCTATCATCTGTTTTTGGTACACTGAAAAAGCTGGGCCACTGGTCAGCCCCCAACCCGCTTGCCGGGCTTCCAACATTTAAAATTACGGAGGGTGAACTGGCGTTCCTAACCCCGGAGGAAATTAAACGTCTGCTGGATGCCTGTGCTGATTCTCAAAGCCCCAGTCTGCTAATGATTGCAAAAATATGCCTAGCAACCGGTGCTCGTTGGAGTGAAGCTGAAAACCTGCAGGGCCATCAACTATCGAAATACCGGATTACCTATACAAAGACCAAGGGTAAAAAAAACCGTACCGTACCGATATCTCAGGATCTGTACAACGAGCTACCCAAAAACCGAGGGAAATTATTCACACCATGCAGAAAAGCCTTTGAACGGGCGGTAAAACGGGCCGGTATTGAACTACCGGAAGGCCAATGCACCCACGTCCTGCGCCATACATTTGCCAGCCATTTTATGATGAACGGTGGGAACATACTCGTTTTACGTGATATTTTAGGGCACTCAGATATTAAAATGACGATGATTTATGCACACTTCTCTCCAGACCACCTGGAGGATGCAGTAACAAAAAACCCTCTTTATAACTTAATTTAAGTAAACAATGGATCATGAACATAAACGAGATAATTAAGTATTCTGTCGCGATAATTACCCCGATCATACAGATGCTCGCGGTAAGATCCGGCTGGGTTTTCCCCAAAGATAAGATTTTCAACTCGCGCAAAAACATTAGCGAGTTTGCATACAATCTATATAAGAATACTGAAGATCCCAAAATCAAGAAAGTTGCATATAATTATGGTATTGCTGCAATAACAAAAGATAAGAACCTAACTCCAGAACAGAGAGAGATTCTTTTAGGTGTTAACGATCCAGTTAATGACATTGATAACTATAGCAAGTGTCAAAAACTAATTTCTATTAGTAGTGAAAAACAAATATTTAAATGGACAAAAAAAAGATATCGCTTTTGGATATATAGAAAATCTATAAAGCTGATAAGCTTAACATTCTATTTTATTGGCGGTTTTATAACTTCCATACCTTTTGTATACGAAGGATTAGTAACCCAACATATTTTAGAGAAAATTAATAAACTTACTGATATGCAAAGATTAGGAATGTCCAGCTACTTTTTTGCACTTGGGATTTGTATAGCACTGATGAACCTGCATAAATTTTCGACTATTCGTATCGCTGAAAAAACCATAAGATCTAATCTCCGTAAACCCACAGATTTCAACTCAAGCAGCGGATAATGTGGCGACAGATTGGCGACAGAGCATTAAAAATGAGTAAAACGGACAAACATAAGATAATACTAACTTGATGATTTTAAACGCAAGTTAATGTTTTTGTTATAGTGAAAATGGTATGTAGGAATTTCGGACGCGGGTTCAACTCCCGCCAGCTCCACCAAATATTGATGTACTGAAGTTCAGTAAAGTCTACTAAGCCCGCACAGCACAAGCTCTGCGGGCTTTTTTACGTCTATTGTAGTCTAGTGAGAATTGCTGAGAACTACGAGTTATGGCACCCTGAATGGGACCCACGAAGATGGGTCCTAAAATCGAGGGTCCCAAACATGGCCAAAATCGCTAAGAAGCTCACTGACACTGAAATCAAAAGCACCAAACCTGCCGAAAAAGAGGTTGACCTTTTTGACGGCGATGGTTTGCTGTTGCGAATCGCTCCCCTGGCGAAGGGAGGGAAGAAAAATTGGTATTTCAGATATGCAGTGCCTGTGACCAAAAAGCGAACTAAGGTGAGCTTAGGAACCTATCCTCACCTTACACTTGCGAAGGCACGAGCTTTACGTGATGAATACTTGTCGTTGCTTACAAATGGTATAGACCCCCAAGTTCATAACAACCAAAAAGCCAATGCACTGAAAGATGCCACGGAACATACATTTCAAGCAGTAGCCAAGAAGTGGCTTGATGAGAAAGTCAAAACGTCAGGCATCTCCCAAGATCATGCTAACGACATCTGGCGAAGCCTAGAGAGAAATATCTTTTCCACATTGGGTGATACCCCAATTAAGGAGATTCGCCCTAAAATGCTTAAACAGCATTTAGAACCCATAGAAAAACGAGGTGTCCTTGAAACACTTCGCCGCATCATATCCCGCCTGAATGAAATTTTCCGCTATGCAGCAACAGAAGAACTCATAGAATTCAACCCGGCAGACAACCTGGGGCAACGGTTCAGCAAGCCAAAAAAACAGAATATGCCAGCATTACCCCCTTCCGAACTCCCTCGCTTCTTGGTTGCTCTAAACAATGCTTCTATCCGTTTGGAAACAAGGCTACTGATTGAGTGGCAACTTCTCACATGGGTTCGCCCAGGTGAAGCTGTTCGCACAAGATGGTCAGATATTGATATTGAAACTGGCATGTGGAACATCCCGGCGGAGTTTATGAAAATGAAGAAGCCTCACAAAGTTCCACTGAGCAAAGAAGCTTTGCGAGTTTTGGATTTAATGAAAGTCATCAGCGGGCATAGAGAGTGGGTGTTCCCCAGTATCAAAGCTCCACTCAATCACATGCATGAACAAACAGCTAATGCGGCCATAATCCGTATGGGTTTCGGAGGTGAGCTTGTAGCTCACGGTATGCGATCCATTGCTAGAACGGCTGCTGAGGAGTCTGGCAAGTTTAGGACTGATGTCTTAGAAGCCGCCCTTGCCCACTCGAAGAAAGATGAAATAATTGCAGCCTACAATCGTGCAGAGTATCTCACTGAACGGGTGGTTCTCATGCAATGGTGGAGTGACTATGTTTCGTCTCAAAAATGCAAAGTTATTGCCGCATAACTCTCCCATGATGGATTAACTATCTTGATTTAGTTAAAGAATTAATAATCACACCATTAACCTATGTGGACTAAGCATAGCCATTTACAAATGGGGACATTGAGTCCACATAACGAAAGCTGTCGGTCATATCAGCTAAATAATTCACATCTCTTCTCGATTATCATACACCTCGAAGATCTACCAAATTCGCTCTAATCAATGATAAAACAGTTGAATTCGGTTGAAATTTGATCAATTTTATCCACTACATTGTATTGAATCATCCATGAGGTTTCGTGCATGGCTAGCGAAAATGACAAAAATCATAGAGTTAGGGTCGCGCAGTACTTGAGGATGTCTACCGACCATCAGCAATATTCTTTACATAATCAGTCCGAATATATCAAAGATTATGCTGAAAAGAACAATATGGAAATCGCTTATACCTACGATGATGCAGGTAAGAGCGGAGTCAGTATCGTAGGCAGGCATTCTTTGCAGCAGTTACTTAGCGATGTAGAACAAAAGAAAATAGATATACAGGCTGTATTATTTTATGATGTGAGCCGTTTTGGTCGTTTTCAAAATAGTGATGAAGCGGCATATTATTCCTTTCTATTTGAGAGAAATGGTGTAGATCTTATATATTGTTCCGAACCTATACCCACTAAAGATTTCCCTTTAGAGTCCTCTGTTATACTGAATATAAAAAGATCTAGTGCTGCATATCACAGCAGGAATCTATCTGAAAAGGTATTTATAGGGCAAGTAAATTTAATAAAGCTTGGTTATCATCAAGGCGGTATGGCTGGTTATGGGCTGAGACGTCTTTTAGTAGACGAAAATGGCATAGCTAAAGAAATATTGAGTTTCCGCAAAAGAAAGAGTATTCAAACAGATAGGGTAATATTAATTCCGGGACCAAAAAATGAAATAAAAATTGTAAATAGAATATATGATCTCTTTATAGATAATAACGTCCCAGAATTCATTATTGCTGAGAGATTAAATGAACAGAACATACCTGCAGAAAATGGAACATTATGGACTCGTGCAAAAATACATCAAATTTTGACAAATGAAAAATATATTGGAAACAACATATATAACAAAACCTCATCTAAATTAAAAAGTAGGCTTGTAAAAAACCCCAAACATGAATGGGTTAGATGTGACAAGGCATATAAACCTATTATTTCAAAGAAAAAATACAATAAAGCTCAAGAAATAATTCAGCTCCGATCCATTCATTTGACTAATGAAGATCTATTAGAAAAACTAAAACAAAAATTAGAATCTAATGGAAAACTATCAGGCTTTATCATTGATGAAGATGATACAGGCCCTTCATCTTCTGTTTATAGAACCCGATTTGGTGGTCTTTTAAGAGCATATACTTTGATTGGTTATAAGCCAGAACATGATTACAGCTATCTCAAAATAAATGAAGCACTAAGATCATTTTACTCAGAGATAATTGAGGATTTTAAGGGTGAAATTTTAAAAAGTAACTGTCATATAGACGAGTATAAATATGCCCCAATGCTTTACATCAATGATGAGTTTTTAATTTCCGTCCTTGTTACTAAATGCATACATATGAAATCAGGTAAACTTAGATGGAAAGTCCGGTTTGATAACTCACAGAAAGCAGACATAACAATTGTTATACGAATGAATTCACAAAATATTTCACCTCTTGATTTTTATATCATACCAAAGATTGAAAACGAATATAATAAAATGTGCATGACGGAAACAAACAACATTCGATTAGATCTCTATAGATTTGATAATCTTGATAAACTTCTACAAATTATTACTCGCATGAAAGTGAGGGAACTATATGCTGCCTGAAAAAAATGAATTCCCAATAATTCAAATTGAGATTGCAAAAATAAAATTTCTTAACCCACGAACAAGAAATAAGGTAGTGCATGAAGAAATAAAGGAAAGCATAAAAAAAAGAGGATTAAGCAAGCCAATAAGCGTAAGAGCTATTGATGAAGGCGATTTCAAATATGCTTTAATTTGTGGTCAAGGGAGAATAGAGGCTCTCGTTGCATTAGGTGAAACTATTATTCCAGCAATTATAAGAGATGTATCAGAAGAAGATGCTTACGTTATGAGTTTAGTTGAAAACATTGCAAGGAGAAGACCACGTTCTAATGAGTTATTACAGGTGATTAAAGACATGAAAATCAGAGGACTTTCAGACTCCGAAATAAGTGAGATTACTGGATATTCATCGAACTGGGTGAGCAGTATTAATATGCTACTTGATAAGGGAGAGCATAAACTTCTCTCAGCAGTCGAACGGGGTAATTTGCCTCTGTATCTCGCAGTGCAATTTGCAAGATGTGAAACTGAGGAAGCACAAGATATTCTTACCGAAGCATATGATAAAAAATTAATAAAAAGTCGGGACATTATAAAGATAAAACACATTCTAAATCAAAGAACAGTTGGGAATAAAGGTGCAAAAGCAGCCGGATTTTATTATCACAAACCATCAAAAAGGATGACTGCAGAGGAGTTGATTGAGCTTTATGAAAATAGTATCGCTGAACATAAATCTGTTTATAACAACTCAAAATTCATAAAAACCAACCTACTAATAGTAAATGAGATTTTTAACATCATAATGATGAATAAAAGCTTTCAACATATACTTGAACAAGAGAATCTTTCAGAACTACCATCTCAGATATTAACCCCAGTAAACAAAGAGGTATTAAAATGATTCAGATACGTTTTGGCGATAATTTTATTTACCTGGAAACTAATAAGTTAATTCCATCTAAGGAATTATTAGAAAACGTAAAGCGAAGCCATAAATATCATCAAATAGTTACCTCTATCGAAAGCTTAGGTATTATTGAACCAATAATAGTATTCTATGACAAAGATAAAGATGTCACTAAGATACTTGATGGCCATTTAAGGGTTGAGGCTTTAAAAGACTTAGGTATAGAAAAAGCTCCATGTATACTTTCGAGCATAGATGATGCTTTCACTCCTAACAAACAAGTGAATCATATAAATGTAGTTGAAGAACATAGAATGATAATTAAGTCTCTGGCAAAAGTATCAATTGAAAAACTTAGTGCTGCTTTGGGCATATCTGTTGATGCCATAAAAGATAAAGCGAATGTGATGAACGGCATAGATCCAAGTGTAATTGCGAAACTTTCTGATAAACCTATACCTAAGGCTACATTTGACGTTTTGAGGAAAATGAAGCCAATTCGCCAAATTGAAGCAGTCGGTACAATGATTAATTTTGATAATTATAGTAAAAAATTTGCAATGAGCATCTTGGATGCAACACCGGCATCGATGATAGTAAATAAAGGGAAAAACACTCCCTATAAAAAGGACATAAAAAAAACCATACTTCGTCTGGAACAAGAAATGGCAACAACTTCGGAAGAAACGAAAAAGCTTCAAACCGAGTATGGTTCAGATATGTTGAAATTCGTTATAATCCAGTCATATATTAATAAATTACTTGGCAATTCTAAAGTTCTTCATTGGTTCTTAGAAAACGAGGTTGATTATCTTAATGAGTTAAAAAGAATTTCTAGAATAAATTCTTTGGATGATAAGACTCTTACTGAAAACAGCAAGTCATAGTCATGGTTTTATATAGCCTAAATAAACCAAGAAGTATACTTACACAACGACCTTCACGCCGAAGAAGCTGTCAGATACGCCAGCAACCAAAGCATTACGTTTAAGTGTCAGTCATTGATACGAAGGGATAACTGCGTATCAGCAGCCGGACATTGAGTCGAATAAAGGCTGGTAGAGAGGGACAGTTCTGTGTCACCGGGAGATTCGTCAGAAACATCAGCGGCAGAACAGATGAACCAGCAATTGGTAGTGCACAGAAAACTCTCCAGTATTTAATTATTCAACTTAACACTAAAAAAAATCACATAGTTAATATCATAATTTTTCTTTGGTCTACGTATGCGAGAGATATTGTGGCTTTAACCGGGTATTAGGAGTCGTTTCAGATAAAAGATGTTCTTCGATTCGACTGGACTTGGTAATAGCAATAAGTAATCGTTAATATTGAAGGACGAAAGGCTACTTCAAAACAAAGTAACCTTTCCAATATTCCCATCTATGGGACAAGTGGTACATTAACTGCACATAGTGCAGGATACATATGACATAAAACTTTTTATTTATGGCATACATTATAAATAACTTGTATTTTATGAATGTCAATAGGTTCTTGTTTAATACTTTTAAAATTATTAATTGATTGTTTTTATTATAGCTTCGCTTGTACAAGCGAAGATCCTATTGTTCTTGAATGAATAATGCCAATTATAAGAGAAGCAAGGGCTAACTCTGCGAAGCCGCTGCGCTTGCTTCTTCGAGTTCCCCTTGCTTTTCTGCCCTTCGGTTATAAAAGAAGCCAAACTGCTACCAACCTTGAATCTCTATATTTTTGAATAGACAAACATTACCCGCTCCCTTAATCACCACTATCAAAAATAAAAAATCATCTTACAAATAACCCCATACACATCATTTTAGATTGCGACCTTATTAAATTAAAAATTCAACCTTAGATGGAATTTAATGTACAAGGAATGTCCTACTGTAACGGAGAATTTTAAACATTAAAAATTACAACTATGGTTTGTCATAGCCTGTACATCTATTCACCTCATGCATATGCACTAAGAAAGCTTTTTTGAATACTGGAGTTGTCCCTGCTAAAACGGACACGGCTAATTAACTGCTAATATGGCATCACGATATTCGCGTGGCGATTTCATGTTCAACCCCTTGTGTGGATGCAGATTATTATAATCCTCTATCTATTCTGCCATTGTTTCCATCATTTAGACTGCATCCAGCAGATCATCTACGTACACATAATCCCGCTTGAACGTCTTTACAAACGATTCTGCCATGCCGTTACTTCCCGGACTGCGTACTGGTGTAGTACACACGATGAACCACAGTGAACTAGCGAATGTGCGCGTGGCATCGGCTGTGCAGCAATTATGCCAATGACACTGGCTCCATTGACGGCAATGACCTGACATCTACAATCCCGCTACAAAGCATTTACTCCATGAGTCATTGCACTTGCTGAGCTACACGAACACACTAAAACCAGATAATAATTAATCGCTGTATAAGCTCGTAACAAGCGGAACTTTAAGGCAAAATAGGGCCATCTTCCCCCTTCATAAGGTTACGCTAATGGCCAGAAAACCTAAAGAAATCAAAACAGACCCGTTAGAGGTCATCCTGTGGAAAGCGGCAGACAAACTGCGTAAAAACATTGATGCAGCCGAGTACAAGCACGTCGTACTAGGCCTCATTTTCCTTAAGTACATTTCTGATTCTTTTGAATCTCATTATGAGTTGCTGAAAGCCGGTAAAGGCGAGTTCGCAGGTGCTGATCCGGAAGACAAAGACGAGTACACCGCTTACAACGTTTTCTTTGTCCCTGAGCTTGCACGTTGGAACTATCTGATTTCTAAGGCCAAGCTTCCTGAAATCGGTAAGATGGTTGATGATGCGATGGAGCTTATCGAAGCGGGCAATCCACAGTTAAAAGGTGTGTTGCCGAAAGTCTATGCCCGACAAAACCTCGACGCCACTGTTCTGGGTGAGCTGATAGATCTGATTGGCAACATTGCACTAGGAGATGCCAAAGCACGCTCTGCTGACGTTTTAGGTCACGTATTCGAATACTTCCTAGGTGAATTTGCACTGGCAGAAGGCAAACAAGGCGGCCAGTTCTATACGCCAAAATCTATTGTAAGCCTGCTGGTTAACATGCTGGAACCCTATAAAGGCCGTGTCTTTGATCCCTGCTGTGGTTCTGGTGGTATGTTCGTTCAGTCAGAAAAATTTGTAGAAGCACATCAGGGAAATATTGACGATATTTCGATCTATGGGCAGGAGTCCAACCAGACCACTTGGCGTCTGGCAAAAATGAACCTGGCAATTCGTGGGATTAATTCTGAACACGTTCGCTGGAATAATGAAGGTTCATTTCTTAACGATGCTCACAAAGATTTGAAATCTGATTTTATCATAGCTAACCCACCGTTTAACGTTTCCGACTGGTCTGGTGAGCAGCTTCGTGGTGATGCCCGCTGGCAATATGGCATTCCACCTGCTGGCAACGCTAACTTTGCATGGATGCAACATTTTTTGTATCACTTGTCTCCTAAAGGGCAAGCGGGTGTTGTTCTGGCAAAAGGGGCATTAACTTCTAAAAGCTCTGGTGAAGGTGATATTCGTGCTGCACTGGTAAAAGATGCCAATGTGATTGACTGTATCGTCAACTTACCGGCAAAGCTGTTCCTGAATACTCAGATCCCTGCTGCATTATGGTTTATGCGCCGTGACCGTCATAACAGCAACCAGTATCGTGATCGTAGTAAAGAAATTCTGTTTATTGATGCCCGTAATCTCGGTCATTTAATTAATCGTCGTACCAAAGTACTTTCTGACGACGATATAAAAACCATCGCTGATACCTATCATAACTGGCGTAACAAAGGTGGCGACTACGAAGACGTCGCTGGTTTCTGTGCGTCAGTAGACATTGCTGAAGTTGCTAAACTCGATTATGTGCTGACACCTGGCCGTTATGTTGGTCTTGCTGATGAAGAAGACGATTTCGACTTTAAAGAACGCTTTACGGCTCTTAAAGCTGAGTTTGAAGCGCAACTGGAAGAAGAGGCGCGTCTGAACAGAGCCATCGTTGATAATCTGGCGAAGGTGGTTTTATGAGTAGGTGGAGAAATTTTTGTATAACTGAATTAGCAGATTTTTGCAACGCACAAAGAATTCCTTTGAGTGCTATGGAACGAGCCCATAAGAAAGGAAATTTTCCATATTATGGAGCGTCAGGAATTGTCGATTATATCGACAATTATATTTTTGATGGCAGCTACATCCTTATTTCTGAAGATGGAGAAAACTTAAAGTCCAGAAAAACACCTATAGCATTTGAAGCTACTGGAAAATTTTGGGTTAATAATCACGCTCATGTCCTTAAAGCTAAAAAGCCCCATTTAACGGCATTGATAATCCAATATTTTTCACAACTTGATCTATCTCCTTATTTAACAGGTGCTGCTCAACCAAAATTAAATAAAGCATCGCTAAATTTGATTCCTCTTTACTTACCAATTGATGAATCTGAACAAAAAGCCATCGCCTCTATTTTGTCCTCTCTTAAAGACAAAATAGACCTGCTTCATCGCCAGAATAAAACTCTGGAATCCATGGCAGAAACCCTATTTAGACAGTGGTTTATTGAAGAGACGCATGCGGATTGGGAAATAACGACTCTTGATTGTCATATTACAGTAGCTAAGGGATTAAGCTACAAGGGAGCCGGCCTTACCACGTCAGATAACGGCATTCCACTTTTTAGTTTGAACTCAGTACTTGAGGGCGGTGGTTATAAGAGTGCAGGTATAAAATACTACAATGGTGATTTTAAAGAAAGGCATATTATAAAGCCTGGGGATATCATTGTAGCCAATACAGAACAGGGCCATGAATATCGACTCATAGGGTATCCTGCTATAATTCCAAAAACAGAAAGCGAATTATCCATATATACGCATCATTTATTTAAAATCAGCATCAATGACGATAGTTACTTAACCAATGCTTTTCTGTACTATTTACTTTGCTCCAAAGATATGCATGAGCAAGTTGTTGCTGCAACTAACGGTTCAACTGTAAATCAGCTGTCGGCTGACGGATTACAACGCCCAGAATTCAAACTCCCCCCGGAGTGTATGGTGAAAGAATTCACTACACAGATTGATTTCTTCTGGAAAAAAATAAGTATTAACAACTCACAAATTAAAAACATAGAATCTCTGCGCGACACTCTCCTTCCCAAACTGATGAGCGGCGAAGTACGGGTTCAGTATGCGGAAGAAGCAATCGCATCAGTAGCATAAAATAATTATGCGGGTGTACAGCCCGCTCTCTGGTTAAGCGGCAATAAGGACAGTACGCATGGCAAAGATGACCGAATCCGATATTGAAGTAATGGCAATTGAGCACCTGCAAGGGCTGGGCTATGAGTATGTTTACGGCCCGGACATTGAACCCAGTGGAATCAATCCGTTACGTAGCTATCAGCAGGTTATCCTTGAAGATAAAGTGCGTACAGCATTGCAACGAATTAACCCGCACCTTAGTGAGCAGAAGTGTGAAGAAGCTCTAAAACAGGTGATGCAGATCAGCTCACCTGACCTAATGGCAAACAATCTAACCTTTCATCGCCTTTTGACCGAAGGAATCAATATCGAAGTCAGCAAGGATGGTAATACACAAGGAGAACTGGCCAGCCTGATCGACTTTAACGATCCCACTAATAATGCATTTCTGGTCATTAATCAGCTCACCATCAAAGAAGGCAACCATACCCGCCGACCTGATCTTATTTTATTCATCAATGGCCTGCCATTAGTCGTTATCGAACTTAAAAATGCCGCTGACGAAAATGCAACGGTAACAGGTGCCTATAATCAGATTAAAACCTATCAGAACCAAATCCCCGGTCTGTTTAACTACAATGCTTTTAATGTGATATCTGACGGGCTGGAAGCCAAAGCGGGGACGGTTTCTGCCGATTTCAGTCGTTATATGACGTGGAAAACTGCTAACGGTAAAACGCAAGCCACCAGTACCCAACCACAGCTTGAAGTTTTATTACAGGGGTTGCTTAATCCTGTAACGCTGCTGGATATAATCCGCCACTTTATCGTGTTTGAGGCCAGCAAACATGAAGACAGCAAAGGGATTATCAGTATCCGTACTGTTAAAAAAATGGCGGCTTATCACCAGTACTACGCGGTCAATGCAGCAGTTCTTTCCACTATTCGTGCCTCAGCGGTGAATGCGGACTCCCCCTCTGCCGAAGTGGCACTGCGCCAGCAGGGACGTAACAGTAAAGATCTTGTTAATGCGCAAAAAACCGGAGATCGCAAAGCGGGCGTAGTCTGGCATACTCAGGGTTCCGGTAAATCGCTTTCGATGGTGTTTTATACCGGGAAAATTGTGCTGGCGCTGGATAATCCGACAGTTGTTGTGATTACTGACCGTAACGACTTAGATGATCAGCTATTCGGTACGTTCTCTTCCGCGACCCAGCTACTTCGTCAGACACCAAAACAGGCCAACAACCGGGAAGAACTCAAAGAATATTTGCGTGTCGCCTCTGGCGGTGTGGTGTTTACTACTATTCAAAAATTCCAGCCTGATGATGGCAGCAATATCTATGAGTTGTTGTCAGACAGAACCAATATTGTCGTTATCGCTGATGAAGCACACCGTTCCCAGTACGGTTTCAGCGCCAAAGAAGTTGACGTGAAAGACAGCGAAGGCAACGTAACAGGTAAACGCACCGTTTACGGCTTTGCCAAATATATGCGTGATGCCTTACCTAATGCGACCTATCTCGGCTTTACCGGAACCCCCATAGAAAAAACGGACGTCAACACGCCTGCTGTTTTTGGTAACTATGTTGATATCTACGATATCTCGCAGGCCGTTGAAGATGGTGCAACAGTTCGTATCTTTTATGAAAGCCGTCTTGCCAAAATTGCCATCAGTGATGAAGGTCGTCAGCTTATTGAAGACTTTGATGATGAGTTTAACGAGGACGAACTGACGCTCACGCAAAAAGAACGTTCTAAATGGGCCAGAATCGAAGGTTTGATTGGCAGTTCAAAACGTATTAAAGCGATTGCGGCGGATATGGTTCTGCACTTTGAGCAGCGCTTAAAATCCAATGCCGATCATGGTAAGGGCATGATTGTTACCATGTCCCGCCGTATTGCTGCTGAACTATATAAAGAAATCATAGCCTTAAAACCTGAATGGCACAGCGATGATTTAAATGACGGTATAATAAAAGTCGTCATGACCTCTTCTGCTGCTGACGGGCCAGAAATTGCCAAACACCACACCACAAAAAAAGAACGTCAGGTTCTGGCTAACCGTATGAAGGATGACGACGACAAGCTGAAACTGGTGATAGTGCGTGATATGTGGTTAACCGGCTTCGACGCTCCCAGCATGCATACGCTGTATATCGACAAACCAATGAAAGGCCACAACCTTATGCAGGCAATTGCCCGTGTGAACCGTGTGTATAAAGATAAGATAGGCGGTCTGGTTGTTGACTATCTGGGCATTGCCTCTGATTTAAAAGAAGCCCTCTCCTTTTACTCTGATGCAGGTGGACGTGGAGATCCTGCTGAGGTTCAGGAAGAAGCCGTAACGCTCATGCAGGAAAAGCTGGAAATCCTGGAAGGCATGATGCATGGATACGATTACAAAGCTTACTTTGCCGCAACTACCTCACAACGCCTGACAATTATTCTTGAATCAGAAAACCATATTTTAGGGCTGGATAACGGTAAAGGTAAAATGCGTTTCCTCGCTGCGGTTGCAGCCTTATCGCAGGCATTTGCATTGGCGACACCGCACGATAAAGCAATGGAAGCGGCACCCGAAGTAGCATTCTTCCAGGCAGTAAAAGCCAGACTGAATAAATTTACTGAAAACTCAGACGGATCAGAAGAAGAACACAATGACAGTCTCGAAGTTCGGGTAAAACAGACTATCGATCAGGCTCTGGTTACCGATAAAGTTGTTGATATTTTTGACGCTGCTGGGATACAAAAACCTGATATTTCCGTTCTTTCTGAAGAATTCCTTCAGGAAATGAAGGATTACCAACACAGAAATATTGCTTTGGAAACGCTTAAAAAACTGCTTTCTGACGAGATCAAGGTTCGCTCGAATCAAAGTATCACCCAAGGCAAAAAACTGATTGATATGCTGACCTCTGCAATCAATGGCTACCAGAACAAGGTACTGACCGCAGCGGAGGTAATTGATGAGCTAATCAAGCTTGCCAAGACTATCCAGGAATCTGACAGCCTTGCCAGCCAGTTAAACCTCAGCGCTTATGAATATGCCTTCTATTCTGCTGTTGCAGATAACGACAGTGCTCGCGAGTTAATGGAAAAGGAAAAACTACGAGAACTGGCAGTCGTACTTACGGAGGCTATCCGCAACAATGTCAGTCTTGACTGGACAGTGAAAGAAGCAGCAAGAGCAAAAATTCGCGTGGTGGTAAAACGTCTGCTCAAAAAATATGGTTATCCGCCTGATATGTCATTGCTCGCCACAGAGACTGTTTTGAAGCAGGCTGAACTTTTAGCTGGAGAATTAGGAAAATGATTCCCTAAATTTTTAGCATATAAACTATTTGGTAATGGTC